TGCACTTGATAGGTAGTCGCTGAGGTCGTTGCTGGGCTGTCCAAATAGAGCATGGTTGCTGATGCCACATAATCGTTGTTGCCTGCTGAGTCAGCTGACGCATAATTATTGGGAACATAAGACGCGGTGTTTCCGCCAGTTACTTTGATTGCCATATACGTGCCACCGTTAACCGTTGCCATAATAAGGATTTTGCTACTAGTTGCCGATGGTGTAATTGTTGCGCTTAGACCTGTGACGTTTGCATAAGCACCTGCGGCTCCTGATGTAAATGAGGTTGTCAACGTGGTGCTAACTACCTGTAAAACGCGAAACGCGCCACGCAGGCCGTTCAACTGGGATGCCTCGAGGACATTGCCGGCAACAAAGGTTGCTGGTAGTGAGGTTGGTGTTGCCATAAGTGCTCCTATCCTAAGACATTTTCGGCGTCAAGTACGCCATAGATCAGATCATCCAATATCAGCTCGTACACGATCGTGGTTGGCGCGGTGCTGTAAAGGACGCTGTGGCCTGTGCTGAAGTCCAGCCGATGCTCGATGCCTTCAACGGACAGCTCTTGCGCTAATTGGGTTGTGCCGGCACCGCTAGCAAACGTCTTTTCAATGCTGATCGTGTCGCCAATATCTACGGTGGCCAGCGTGTCCTTTTGGGCTGTGGTCAGCATCAAATACTTGGTTGCCACGGACGTGTAGCGCGGTTCGGGTTCTGGGTTTAACAGGTATTCGGCAGCGGCTTGTATTTCGGCGACGTCATGCAACAGGCTGTTCGTAATGCTTGAGGTTTGAATAAAATATGTGGCAATTGAGCCTGCGTCCGTTGCGGTGTAACTGTCGCCGTCCAAACCTGTAACGACCGATCTGTTGATTACCGAGTCCGCTTCAAAACTGATGCCCACGCCGTCGTATTTGTACCCTGTGCCGTCATCTTTAAACTCTGCCAAAGGCGCACTCAAAGTCGTGCCAATGCGCTCTTGGAATGTCAGCACCCCAGAGCGTGACATAAACAAACGACCAAACTCGGCTGTTTCGTTAATTTGTGTTAGGTATTGCAGCACGTTTGTTCCTGCCGGCACGGTGTAGGCGCTGTCATGACCAAGATTCACGGTGCCTGTGGCGATGCTTCGAGAACCTGCAGGAAAATCTACTTCTGACAAGTCTAAGACGGTTTCTATGCGTTCGCCCGATGTCTCGGTCGTGACGTTCAATTCGTCTAAATAGGTTTGTGCAAGCAAATAGAACTGGTCAGCGCAATACACCGTAACCGTGTCCAACCCGCCAAGGGCAAAGTTGTAGTCAAAATTGACAACAAAACCAGAAAAGATTGATTCGGGCACATTGGTTGAGCTGTAACGGATGAGCTGCACGGCGCGCAATGGGGCAAGCCCAGGTTTAGATTGAGGCGTGTCGTAGTACGGGCTGTTTTGGTCAAACGGGTTAAATATGCCGTCCACGTCCTGAATAGTGAATGTCATTGTGCCGGCGCTGAACTGATCGCCTACATCACGACGGCCGCGGCGCACATTGATACTGATAGTTGAGTCCATGACATTAACAAACTCGGTTGTTCCGTCTAGCACATAGCTGCTGTCTATATAACTGCTGTTTAATCCCCATGTGGCGGTGCTGGTTGACGCGTCTGCCGTACCGTTCCATTGTTGGCTGGTAAGCGTGTAACCCGTATAGGTGTCAGCATAAGTACCATCAAAATAAGGGAGTGCTGATGAAACCTGTTCAAACAAACCTGCGTCAACATAGGTTGTACCTGTAACCGTATTAGTTTGACGAGCAATTTGCAATTGTGCATATGGATAGCCAACAGGTGCCGTACCTGTCACGCTATACCTAGTCCAAGTGTTTGCAGTAATCAAACTTTGAGTGCCCGTTGTGTCTGTAGTGCTTCCGCCCGTAATTGCTGAAGCCCAACGAATAGTGAGTTGGTAATCATCTGCAACATCTGTGAACAAATAAATTGAAAAGGTGTAAGACTGACCAGTCGTTACGGCAATGCGATTGCTACTTGCGCCTGGTTGTGCAATAAGCACAGGTTGGGAAAGTGTTAAAGGATATGACCATAATAAAGAAGCGACGCCAATGTAATCTTGTGTTGTACTTCTAGCAATACTTGAACCAGTACCAGATGCAAGCCAAAAAGTGGCGTTTGTTTCAAAATTAGGATTTTGCAAAAGGTTGGTGCGTGTCGTTGTCGTGGTGTAACCAGCCAACACACCCTTCGACGCGTCATCTAAAATAAACGCGTCAACCTGAAAACCTGTAGCAATCTTTAGGTCATAATTGCCTGAATTGACAACAGCGGTGCCGGGCATCACGCCACCTGTAACTGCAACGGCCCAGCGCTACGCGAATAAGCGCGCAAAGCGTTAACGACCGACTCACCGATCTCGGCGCTTGTAGCAAGGCCGCCCGTCACGTTAATTGTTATTCCGCCACCTGTTTGCATGCGATCTAATGGCACGACGGCTTCTGGGCCTGCTTCACCAATCAGCGCGAGAGTAGGGCTTGACACAATGCCACCTTCGGCCATGCGCGGTAAGTTCATACGACTAGCGACCTGTGTTGCTGTGCCACCAAGCGACGGCAAATTGACATGCTGAATGGTCTTAATATCTGGCGCAATTGGTATGGCGTTGTAGGCGCGAATAATGCCGTTGACCATCATGATTGCACCATTGACCACGGACTCGAATGCGCCAAGTATGCCGTTAATAATTGCGTTCACGCCTGTGCGGAACCACTCGAACTTGTTATATGCAACCACAAGGGCGGCAACGAGTAGCGCTACGCCTGCAGCGATCAGACTAAACGGGTTGAGCGCCATAGCAATGTTTGTGGCCACGATCGCAGCTGCTACTAATCCGATTGCGGCGGCAATAGCCAGGAATGCTTTGGGGTTGTCTTGTGCCCATGCAGCGAACTTGTTTAGTACCGGCAGGACGGCTTCAAGCACAGGCAACAGCGCTGCACCAATTGACTCTTTGGTTTCGCCAATACTGTTTTTAAGTATTGCCATTTTTCCTGCAGCGGTCTCTGCGTTCTTTGCGGTTGCCCCGCCAAACGTTCCGCCAAGCACTTCCATGATTGTGTTCATGTCAGCGCCTTCTTTGACAAGTCGTTTCATTTCAGGCGACAACGATGCCAATGCTCGGAAGTTGCCCTGATAAGCCTTAGCAAGCGCGTCAGCGACCGTTGCGCTAGACATGCCCGTTGCGGTGGATATGTCCATTACGAGGTTCATGTCGCGCATCGCGATGCCAACATCTTTTGTACCGCGCACCAAACCCTCAAGCGCCGTGCGATACTCACTATCAGCAATTCCGGACGCACGCGACATTGCAGCGATCTGGTCTTCTACGGCTTGGGTTTGTTTGCCACTAATGCCGGTGACATTTTGCAAAGTAAGCGCTAATTTGGCTTGCTCCTGCTGATCTTCCATTGCTGCTTTAGTTGCGTCACCAAGTGCAACAGCCAAACCGCCAAGCGCGGCAGCTGCAGGAATTGCAGCCTTTTTGATAGCGAACTGGGCTTTTTCTGAAGTCGTTTCCAATTGCTTAAACTGGGCAATAGCCTTTTTAATTCCCTTGCCGTCAAACTCTGAAATGATCGGGATATTAATTGCCATTACGCGGTCTCTCTGTTCGCTTCATCCATGACGCGCTTAACCAATTGCTCCATCTCGGACATGACATCGTTTTGGCGTTGCTCGTACGCTTTCCACATTACTCGCGAACTACGCCCATAGCGTGCAGTCAATGCGCGACCAAGCGAACCAGCCATTGAAGTGTCAAACATGGTTCCGGTAGCGCCCTGCCATTGAATACTAAACGTGCCCACATTCGTGGTGTTCCCGTTGTATTCCTTGATCGCTCGAGTATTGATCTTGGCCTGAATCTTTTGCTTAAACCCTGGTATCCACGGCAACATGCGAAACCCCGATTTTGTTGACCAATTGCGCGTCATACCAGATAGCGGCGCACTAGACGGCACAAGCTTGTTGGCATCGTCAATGACCGGTTGCACAATCTTTTTGTAATCCTTAGTGATTTCACGGCGCAAAGATTTGTCGATCTTGTTAAGGGTCTTTAAGGCATCTTTAAGCCCGACCACCTCAACTTTCGCTGATACTTCCGCCACGTTATCTCCGTTTTTTGTTTGCCTCGTTAAGCACTTTAATGACCGTCACCAAGTCTCGTGAGTCAAACGCAATATCGCTAGGCCACCAACCGACCGCGACCAAAATCTCTGCTAGTTGGCGGCGGTAGGTGCCGCGTCCGTAGGGTTTGGGTCGGTCTCATCCAATACCGGAATGATCTCAATGTCTGGGTTTTTGGCTACCCATTCACGCCAGTTGTCGCCTACCTGCTCGCCTTTTAACTTCAAAATCGTGTGCATCCAACAGCAATAATCGCTGTACAGCGGATTAGTTGAGAGCTGTTGTATGTTGCGGCGCTCGAGTCGCTCCCATTCGGTAACTACAAACAGGTTTGTGTAGTAGTACTCGGGTGCGCTGTCGGCCGTGCGCTTGAACTGCAGCTTGATTTTCACTTGTTCTCCTATGTCGGCTTGGAGCCGTTAATTATGCGGTTGTGTCAACCGAATATACGCCACCTTGGAATTCAATTTCCCATGTGGACAATTCACCAAGGCTTGCGTTAATTACTGGAATTGCTGCAAGGTAGGTGTCGGTCAAAATAAAGCCAGGGTTAGTTGCGCTGTCGCTTGCGTCATTTGGGTTTACTTTGATCGTGCATTTGGTGCCGAGCAATGCTGACAAAACACTATATGACTCGCTTGATGCGTATGACGCGTAAACGGTAAGTGTCAGCGTGTTGCTGAAAAGGCCTGCGGTCATTGTGCGCGAGGTGCTTCCAAATGCCGTGTCTTCCAAAGCTTCTTTGGTGACGGTCAACGTTGCAGCCGAAACTTGGTCGGTGATGTCGGTGATCGAGCCGATAGCGGCGCCAACCTGAACTTTAGGGTTTGAGAGATAAGTGCTTGTCGCCATGATGTTTACTCCTTAGGTGCTTTCTTGATAGTAGATGATTTCTTTGGCTTCTGCGTGGATTCCTCTGCCGGCACAACGAGTCCTGCTGCTAAACAGAACATGAGATCGCGTGACGATGATGGATGCCATTCAGCGCCGACTTCGCCTAACCGTTTTGACACGATGCGATAGATCATGCTGTTTGTGCCTGTATTGCGCAATCAAGGTCGTAGCACGGATATAGCGCGCCACCGATTTCTAGGCTTGATGGACGGCCAGCCATCACAATAATTTTTGACCCAAGCACGCTTGCCACGATGCTCAAAATTGATCGCAGCACCGGTAGGCCTGCTGGCCCCGAGCCGATCACCTTTACGGGAAACTCGAGGCGCACAATGTTGCCGTTACCGAACGCGGTAGTGAAATTGGGTGCATCTAGGTACACGCAATTGGGCACAAGTTTGGTTGGGTCGTTGACGACGCGCAAGCCTGATACAGCTGTGAGCGTTGCCGTCACATCGTCAATGGCTTCGTTGAATAGGTCGGTGTATGCCATTAGGCAACCGCTGGTCGTGGGATACCTAGCAACTGTTTGACGATCGGGGTCAGGCTTTGTTGTGGTGCTGTTCCCATGCCGTCAAACGTGGCGTAGGTTGCCTCTATTGACCCTCTAGAGCGCCATAGAGCGGCGCAATACATGATCGTGCCCAAAGTGACATCGCCGCTTGGCGAGGCGCTTAGCGAGTCGATATAACCGCTCTCCTGACGCCTGCGATAGCAGAACTGGTTGCCTGCCGACACGGATTGCGTGAGCAACGTGTAATCGTCTGACGGGTTAGCAATGGTGATGCCAAGGTAAGTCATAACGTCCGAGGCTGTTACCCATGTGCAAACTGGCGCATATGAAACGGTGCCGGATGCTGCTACACGCTCAACATCGTCAGCGGTCTTGGCGTAAAGCACCTGATTTTGAATTGGTATCTGGTAGTCGTACAGCAAATCGCCTTCGGTATCAGTACCAATAAACAGATAGGCAGGTAGCGCGTAAACGCTGTATGTGCCGTTGAATGTTGCGTCAACGCCAGCGACCGTGATGGACTGGCCGACTGCAATCTCGTTGGGGGTCAAGAGTTGCAGTACGGCGTAGTTGTCCACCAGATACTTGTTAGTAACTGTGTAAGTAGCCATGGCGGTTAAGCCGCCTTTCTACTAGGCCTGGGTGATCTTGCGGATCATTCCCGAGATCGCAGCAAAGGTGCTGACATATCCATGGAATGACATTGTGCGACCAAGGGTTGCAGGTACTTCAACGCTCATCAAGCCACGGATTGATTCGTAGAACTCGAATGCGTCTCCTGAACCTTGACCAACACGGGTGATGATCATGGTCTTTGCAGCGAAGTTGCTGTCAACTACAAGCTGGAGACCGAGTGGGTTTCCGTTCCATGACGTTGCATTTCCGCCACCGAGCGCGTTTTGACCGGTGAGGCCTGCGCCGATGAATGGGAATACTGGACGGCCAGTTGTGTCTGCAAGTTGTCCAAGTTGACCCCATACGTCTGGTGAAACAAACATGTGTGTTGGGGTGAAGTTACGGCCATTTGAGATGTCAACCGCGCTGTCGTAAACAGACTTCAGCAGGTCGGCTACGGTCAAATCCCATACGCCTGACGATGTTGCTGCGGTGAGCAAGTTGTCTGCTGCGAAGTTGTCTGACGCGATCATGTATTCGCCCATGAGGTCGTTCAAGATCAACTGCATTGCTGCAGGTGAGGTGAAGTCAATGTCCTGTACGGACAAGGTGACCTGACCGGCAAGAGTGGTCTTGCTTACGGTGTTAGATGCGATCACCATGGTCGTTGCGGATGCTGCGCCCAATTCGTTTGCTTGTGCAGCAACGCTGGTGTGCGTGGTGATCGTTGGACGTACAAAGGTCTTTTGTGCACCGCCATCTGGGTAAGCGCGTGCGCCCAATGCTTCAACTACTGGACGGATGAAGTTGAGGTCTTGAACCAATGGCCCAAGTACTGGTACTGGGAGCAAACCTGCGGTGTCGGTGGTGAGCACGTCACCTGCGGCTGCTTGCAATGCTGTTTTCTTTGATGCTGTGTATTCAGCAACAGCCTTGTTGATGTTTGCAAAAGTGTCGCCACCGATGTGGTAGGCGGCCATGTATTCGCCAGCTGATGGCAATACAAACTCTTTTTTAGCGGCTGCGAAAATTGGTGCAGTAGGGATTGTTGCCTCAACTGCTGGTGCGGTTACTTCTGACATTTCTTGCTTCTCCTCTACTGGGGTTATTTCTTCATTTAACACTACTTCAGGTTCCTCTTGGTGGATACTCGCT